TTCCACTTACCATAAATCATAGAGTTGGTTGACATGTCTTTGATGATATGAACATCTGTGTTACTGTCGCGGCGACTAATACCATCGGCGTCTTCTTCAAATTTGAATCCCATAATCAACCCAGCGTAGAGACCTTGAAACTCGGCTGCTTTGGTTTCATACACAGTGCATGATGCCAATAGTAAACTTAATGCTAATACTCTAATCATTAATCAATCCACTTATCAATTTTCTTTTTACCAATATATAATATCGCTAACCAGATGGTAAACAATATACCATCAAAGTAACTAAGTTCGTTCCACGCATTAACTAAGTCCATTAGAATTTATACCCCAAAGTCATATATGTTACACTATATTCTTCCTCAGCATCGTCAGTGATATACAAGTCTCTTACTTTGAAGGTTGTATTCGTTGACAACTGATAGCTAACAATCATTTCATTCTTTGTTAGTTCGTGGACGTTAGACCCATTCTCAAACAAATACTTATTGGTGAATGACCATTTACTATCTGGATGTTTGTATCGAATCCAAGTAGAATTACGCCATACAATTTCACTATATTCTTCAGTGCCCATTTGGGTTAGTGTAACTTCGTGAGACATTTTCCATCTATCATTGCGGAAGAACTTCCAGCCCCAACCAACGCCAGTGTGTGGACGAAACTCACCAATATCACGATTAGCATTGTGATTGAAACCAAAGTTTGCGATACCATAATGTGTAGGTGTGAAGTTTAAAATAAATTCATACTCACCGTCAGCACGATTAGTAAGGTCTTCACCACCTACTTGTGTCTTGTATAGATTGGTCTCTGTCTCAATCTGAAAGTCTTTGCCTTCAGGTTCCCAGTTCCATTTCTGATGGACATTGAGGTTCTTAGTATTACTGTCTTCAACCTTATACCCAATATCAAGCGAGCCTTTAGTTTTAGCGACTGAAGGCGAGAAGGCAACGCTTCCGACCAACACTAAACAGATTAAACGAATCACTTCTTGCGACCTTTATCGATAGCACGAGAACCAAACCAGAATGAAATGATAGCAGCAAAAATTGCTTTCGTATCATCATCCCATAAAATATTGAGCGACTCAGAAATAGACTTGCCCTGACCCATGGCTTCTCTTAGAAGGGTAATTTCAATAACAACGAACAATCCAAAAAATGCGTAAGTGATGACGGGTCGAACACTTTTTTGCAGGCTGGCGACAAAACCAGTTCCCTGATTGATTGAGATATCATGCTGAACCAATCTTGCATGCTCACTGTCATCTGCCTTTGTTTCATACATTCGATACTCTTGGTCAAAGCCAGCAGCCCTTAGTTCTGCCATCTTCTCCATTTTAGCGAGTTCGAATTTTTGTTCGTTCTTTTGTTTAAAATGGTCTGTGATTGCGGGAACGACTGAACCGCCAAATCCTAAGACACTTCCTAATAATCCACTTAACATAATATTCTCCTTGTAGTCATCTATTTATACTTGGTCACTTCTTTCACCATGGTATTACTCATCTCATAATCCCCAGTTAAATTATTCTCGAACCTGAATTTCATATGTTCAGAATACCATTTATGAGATTTATTTCCAATATGTAATTGATCCCTGGCAAGTGTATCTTCAACAAACTCAGTCTGAAAGAAAACATTATTGTGAAGAGAATTTATGGCATCTTTATTTCGTGAAATATTTAAATCAACTTCGGTTTCTGATTCAATCATCAGATGATATTTTTTGTCAGCCCACACACCTACATTATGATGACCAGTCAAAGTAAATAATTCTCTCCTAGCCTGAGGAGGTTCGACTACACACACAGCCAAGGGATCTATTTCAGGCAACCATTGAGACAAAACTCGATACACTGAATCCATACTTCCAGCTGGGATGCTTAAATTGTAGGTTTTTATACCCAACAATTGACCCAATAGATATGGCCATGTATTTTCTAAAGCAACACCAACGCCGAAACTTTGACTACCACCTACACAAACTATGGAACATTTATCCCTTTCGAATTCTTCATCCCTGAATCCATAGCTGTTAAATCTATAATCTATAGGCGTGTCCCAGTTTGGGTCAGCATTCTTAGGTTGATCAGTATTACACCAATCTAAAACTACAGGGAACTTACCAGTGTAATTTATTTCGCCTAGATTATATTTTAATTTGTCCATAATTGCCGCTCATCTTGGCGCTGAAGTCACCCTTGTCAAACACAGCCTCACTGATATTCTGCCCACTATCGTTAATAGTTTTCTGAACCTCGTCAGTCAGATCGAACAGGCGCATCTTAGAACGATCTACACCAACCATAAAGCGTTTGTTAACATTGATATCATTGTAACGATTTTTCAATTGCTTTACCATAATTTGTTGCTGCGCCTCAAGTTCTTCTGTGCTGATCAGTGCAAACATCAAGTCAGCTGTTGCTGGGAGACCGAATGACTCGGATGTATCTGTCAATGAAACATCGCTGTTATCATAACCACCTCTTGTTGTTTGTGTGGCAGAAACAATCGGGAGGTCTTGTTCAACAGCGAGACCTCGAAGTTCTTCAGCAATACTCTTAATGATTGTATATGAATTAGCATTTGAGCCAGTGCGGAAACGACTACTTGAGCAGATATTCAGATAATCGATAAATATAATATCGGGGGAAAAGGATCTTTTCAGCTTCAGTTCCTGTGTGAGTGCCTTAAAGTGTCCTGCATGAGCCGATGCAGTAGGATACTCTTTAATGATTAACTTACCGTCAATCTTGCTCTTAATTTTATTAACACGATCGTCAAACATTTTCTTAGGCAAGTTACTAAGTTCCTGAATAGGAACATTCATTAGATTCGCATCAATACGTTCAGCAATCTTTTCCTCTGACATCTCAAGAGTAATGTATAATACATTTTTCCCTTGCTCAATAGCAGCTGCTGCCATGTGACACATAAACAAAGACTTACCAACACCAGTGCCAGCCAGAGCAATGTTTAGACTTTTGTTTGAGAGTCCACCCTGAGTAATTTTGTTGAAGAACTCGAGGTCAAACGGAATCTTTTCTTCGACACGATTGTAGAAATCAAACCTCGCATCAGCATCTTCGATATAGTCATGACCGATATTATTATCGAAGCCAACAGAAAGAGCATCAGATAATAAAGTAGGGAGAGAATCTTTAGAACGTTCTTTGTCAGTCCCATCAATGATTTGAATCGCATCCATAATCGCATTGAAAACTGCCTTGTCTTTACAAAACTTTTCAGTCTCATCAATCAACCAACTTTGATCAGTGTCAGTTGCATTCAGAGAGTTGATGAGTGTTTCACATTGAACGTAAATATCTTCACTGATTTTTCTATCATCTTGTAGAGCAATCAGTAGAGCAGATTTGCTTGGGGGATTGTTATATTTCTCAACATACTGAGAAATTTTTTCATATACAATCCTGTCATCAGTCTCAGTAAAATAATCTGGCTTTAAGAAAGGAATAGTCTTACGAACATATTCCTCATTATTCACTAGATTCGATAATATTTGTGTCTCGATTCTCATCAATAAACTCCCTCTTCACTTCTTCTACACAATTTTCGCATAAGCCAATATCACCTTCAGGTCTTTGAAAGACCATGGCTGGCTCATCATCCATAATCTTACGACTACAACGGTCGCATGTCATTCGCAAGTTCCAACCACTACTCATTTGAACCCCTTAAACCATTCATAACATTCTGTATCATATTTTTCCATAATCTTATCTATTGTATGATCAGATTTATTATGAGGTTCTCTTTGCTCTCTGGTCATATATCTAATGTGACCCAACAATTCAGGGTCTGAGAAAAACTCATCGCGCTCTATGCGCTCAGTCAAATACGAATCTAAGATTTGTAGTGACCTCTCGTAGCCTCTAATCTTAGAATCCGACATAAGGTCTTTACCCTTTTCCACTAATCTCTTGACGATTGGGATAGGATATAACCGTAGATCTAAGAAACCAACTGACATTTGTTTAAAGAAAGCATCCTTAGTAAAATCATGAAGGCGATGATTCCTTAATAATATATCGAACTGACCGAAAAAGTCAAGATAATTTTCTAGCGACATTAACACAGGTGCTGATAAAATTGTATCAACTGTAAACTGTCGTTTCTTGTTTAGCTTGTTGATATAGTATCTTAAATTAAATTCAACTTCATCCCAGTTGCCGCCATCCCTAATGTATTCAAACACGTCACCTACACCGTCGATGCTCGCTCGTATAGTAGGTTGTATCGGCTCCAAGAAGTCAGCGATATTGATGCCACCATATTCGAAGTGTGTCATGTTTGTATTATAGTCGACGTAAATACTTTCTGCATATTCAGGATCTTCTTTGTGCACCTCGAGAAGATGCTTCATAGTTTTCCAGTGAATGTTGGACATAGTTGGCTCACCACCTGCCCAGTAAATACGTTTACACACACGATCGTCAATAGATTTGATAATCTCGTCTGCTCTTTTTTGCTCAACAGGTTTACTTTGAACAGGTATCTGCTCAACAGGAAAGTTCCATACATCTTTCCAAAGTTTAACGTGTTTCGAGCTGTGGGTTGGACCACACATCTGGCATTGAAGATTACAAGTTTTGGTTTTATAGTCGAACCACTCAGGCACTATATTCATAGAGCCATCATCGTTACACTCTTTGGTAAATTCTTCAGGAGCGTAGTTTTCAAGTTCGTCTTGGCGCATAGACTTAGAGCCTGTCGACTCTTGTAGATAACACCTATGACATTCCGATACCTGTTCCCCGTCCAGCATTTTTTGCCGAACGGTTTTCATATAGTCATTGTTCCAGAAGTTATCGTTCTGTAGTTCTGGCACAGGGTCAGACCAACAGCATAGACTTCTCTCACCGTGCGGGTGAATATGACTATGAAGGAACGGATATGGGCATATAGTTTTACTCATCGTCACCATATGCTTCGGCAAGATCGTCTTCAGATACTTCGTCTTGCATAATGCTGCCCGATGAGATGATATATCTTTTCTCAATCCAATCAGTAAATGTTTTATCAGAAAGGATAGGCAACCAGAAGTCTTTGCTCTGCGTTTCTTTGGCGCGATAGTTTTTACTGTCTACACCAGCAGAGGCAACTTGATACCAACCAACTTTAGGTTTGATCACATGACCTGACTCCATAGCCATTTCTAATAGTCCAGACCATTTACTGATGCCGCCTTCGAATGATACCTCAATCGGGATCTTAGACTTCTCACGAACATAACGAGACTTCTCAACATTAATGATAAAGTTATAACCAGTAACATCTGTGCCAGTTTTTTCTTGTTGGCGACCAATGATATAAATGTTATCAGCTGAGTAGTAGATACCTGTGCCACCAGATACAACTGCTTTCGGGAACATACCAATTTCCATATAGGTGTGGTTCACAACAATAGCAGGGATATCTTTAATTGTCAGGTGAGGGGTAATCATACGGAACAGAGACTTCATCTGTTTAGCACGAGTCATATCAGCAACCGACTTACCATCGAGCGCATCATCAACTTCTTTCTTAGAAGCTAAGTTACCTACTGAGTCAACGACTACGATAACGTGATCACCACGCTCAATGTTATTAAGCTGAGACATCACATCGTGCTTTAGCTGCTCAATGTCAGTGATAGGTGTATGCATAATACGACTTGTATCAATACCGAAACTATCAAAGTAACCTTGTGGCGCACCAAACTCTGAGTCATAGAACAGCACAACAGCATCCTCATACTTATCGAGGTATGCTTTGATCATCAACATAGCAAAGGCAGTTTTAAAGTGCTTACTTGGACCAGCGAATACCGTGAGTCCAGGAGTGAGACCACCATCAAGGCGACCGCTCAATGC